CGTTTACTAGATGTAGTAAGAAATTTAGCATCTAGCTCAAATAAAAAAGTAGTACGTCTAATCGAAAGAAGTGTTTTAGATGACCAGCGTCCAGCTTGGCATAATGATACCGCTTCGGTAAACATTCAAAACTATACGTTTGATGTTAGGCAACCTAAAGAATTTTTTGTGTTCCCCCCAGCTACTACCTCTGCTCAATTAGAAGTAGTGTACGCTGACTTACCTGGTACACATAGCCTTTCTGAGGCAAACTTGCACCCTACTACAGGTAGTGCAGAAGTTATAAAAGTAGATGACACATATTTAAGTGTTATTACTGATTGGATACTATATAGAGCTTTCTCTAAAGATGCTGAATTTGCAGCAAATGCTGCTAGAGCAGGTGCTCATTACCAGACATTTATGTCGTCTATAGGTAATAAGACCCAGAGTGATGTAGGCTCTTCACCTACGGAGGCAGTGTAAATGGCAACTACTACATGGGCAAGTTTTTATCCTTATGTACAACCCTATGTTCCTGGTTGTCCAGAAATTGTTATAGAGTCCCACTTACAAGAAGCTGCTGCTGATTTTTGCGCTGAAAGTGAAGTATGGAGATATACAATAGAGCCGGATTACACAAATAATGGCACATCTGATTATGAAATAGATGTACCTAACGGTACGTTTCTAGAAAATATAATGTATTTGTACTTGGACGGTAACATCATACAACACGTGTCGGAAAGACATTTTAGAGTGGCTACAAACAAGGATGGATCTGCTATTAAAGGCACACCAACTTACTTTTCTGTTCTTGATGATAACAGCATACGTTTATACCCAATGCCAGATGGCAAGTATACATTTAACGGGTTAGGCGTGTTGAAACCAATATTGTCTGCTACAGGAGTAGAGACTTTTATATTTACTACACACGGGCGTAGCATAGCATCAGGAGCTATTGCTAGACTTGCGGAGATTCCAAATAAAGAATGGAGTAACCCAGAACTAGCTATGCAGCACCGTATTGATTTTGAGCGTAGAATTTCTAGCGCTAAAGGACGGGACACCCGAAGAACTAATCTTCGAGTAGCCGCTATAAGATTTGCTGACTAGGAGGACAAATGGCAACACTTGAGACTTTTAAATACGTTCAGGGAGACACAGGCCCACAGCTTAAGTTAACCTTAACTGACGAAGATACAGGTACTGCTACTGATTTGACAGGAGCTACTGTAAAGATGCACTTTAGAGCTGCGGGTTCTACTACTGTTTTGTATAGTAAGACCTTATATGTTAACCCTGGAACACCTACATTAGGTATTGCCCTTGTCAACTGGGCAACAGGTGAATTAGATTATGACGCAGGAACTTACCAAGGTGAAATAGAAATAACTAAGGCGTCAGGGCAGATTGAAACAATATACGATACTATAAAATTTAAAATTAGGGAAGACTTCGCATGAATTTAAAATCAGTTGTTGCCGTCGCCGCGATTACAGCAGCTGCTAAGCAGTTAGGGATTAAGGTTACTGCTAAACAGTTACCTATTTTAATTGCTATTCAGGCCGGACATTTCCTTACTGAAATCGATATTGACGGAGATGTATACGTTCAAGATGGTATAGGCGCTGCAGACGGAGCCTTACTTGCTTTCTTTAAAACTCTTACTGATAACCCTACTACAGCTGATAACGCAGTTACAGCTTTTTACAAAGTACTAAACGAAAACCCTTCAGTTTCAGAAACGCAAGTCTTTGATTTTTATAAAAGTTTAGCTGATCCAGCAGTTGCTACAGATACTCATTTTTCTGCTGTAGGCAAACCGCTGACAGAGAATCCTACTACTGCAGACGCCCACGCTTACGCATTTGCTAAGGCACTTGCTAATGCCGCCGCCACTACAGACTCAAATTTTGTAGGTTTTGCAAAAGCACTTTCTGAAAGTCCGGGTTTAACAGATACCGATATTATTACTTTCTTTAAAAATTCTCAGAATGCAGTTGCGTTTACAGATGTTGTAGTCCGAGATTTTCCTAAGTTCTTAACTGATACTGTAACTGCTACAGATGATTTAGATGCAGCGGCATCTATTCTTGATGACCAAGAAATGCAGTTTGTTAAAAATTTAGCCTCAAATATCGCTACTGCTACTGACGCTTTTACTCGTGTAGTAGCATTCACTAGGAGCTTCAGTGATACTCCGGGTTTGACAGATCTTAATGTCTTAGGGGTAGGAAAAACTCTAAGCGAGAACCCATCATTTAGTGATACTAATTACGTTAATTTTGGTAAACTACTGGCAGATACACCTAGTATTGGAGATGTTTTTGCGTTACAATTAACGCTAAGTCCTTTTACTGAAACACCAGGTGTTACAGATTCGGCTAATATAGTGCCGAATAAGATTTTTACAGAAGCGCCCTCGTTGACCGACGCGGGGTCGTTACGAAGTCAAGGATACTGTGACTTCACCTTTTTTGCGGAAGACTTTGTCGGAGCTTCCAAAACATTCTAATAGGAGTTAATTATGTTTAACGAAAACTTGAAGCTCTCCGGTCAACTAGCTATCGTTCTTAGGGACAAAGATGGTAACGTGAAAGAGGAGCGCACAGAAAAAAACCTTGTAGTGACTACAGGACTAAACTATATTGCATCAAGAATGAAAGATGCTACAGCGACAGCAATGACGCATATGGCTTTAGGTTCAGGTACTACTACTGCAGCTGCAGGGCAAACTGATCTTGTAACATTGCTAGGGGCTAGAGAAGCTTTAGATTCTACTACTGTCACTGCTAACGCGGTTGCTTACGTAGCATCTTTTGAAGCTGGTGATGCAACAGGAGCAGTAACTGAAGCCGGTATTTTTAACGCATCTACAGGTGGAACCATGTTATGTCGTGTTAAATTTGATGTTGTTAACAAAGCAGCAGATGATACTATGACTGTAACTTGGACAATTACCTTGGCTGCTTCTTAATGAGGATGGGTGTAACTTATGTCTACGATAGTAAATCGAAACACTAAAGGGTCACCTTTAACTAATACTGAGGTAGACTCGAACTTTTCCAATTTAAACACCGACAAGATGGAGAAGTCGAGTAACCTCAGTGATCTTTCTAATGCTGCTACAGCAAGAACCAACTTAGGCGTTCCTAGTACTTCTGCTGCTACAGATGAGGCAATAGCTATGGCAATTGCACTTGGCTAGGAGAATAATATATGGCAAACACGTTTAAAAGGTTCACAAGTAACAGCGTAGGGACGGGTTTAGCGACAGTTTATACTGTGCCTTCAAGTACTACTACAGTACTTATTGGAGGGGTAGTGTCCAACGTTACTTCAAGTACCGTAAATGTAACTGTAACAGCTACAACAAGTTCCACTGTAATAAATTTAATAGGTGAAGATACGCCTATACCGGCAGGTACAGCGCTATCGTTTATTGACGGTAAAGTAGTACTAGAAACTGGAGATATAATTAAGGTAAAGAGTTCAGCAGCTTCATCGCTTGATGCTCATTTATCTGCTATGGAGATAACCTAATGGCAGGATACATTGGCAAAGGACAACCGGTATCAATAGATGATAATGCGGTTGAGACAGTTGATATTCAAGATGACGCTGTAACAAACGCCAAAATAGCTACTAATGCAGTAACTGGTGACAGTATCGCTGCTAACGCAGTAGGTAACTCAGAGATGTCAGACAACGCAGTAGGCACTGCCGAGATTGCAGCTGATGCGGTAACAGGAGCTAAAATTGCAGATGACTCTATAGATAGCGAACACTACGTAGATGGTAGTATAGATACAGCTCATGTTGCTAACGGAGCTATAACCGCTGCAAAAATAGATTCAGCTGTCGAGCTAGGAGGCCCGAGTTTAGGTGCTTCTAGTATTATTAGAACTAATGCTCAAACAATAAGCGAAAACATTACTATTCCTAGTACATCTAATGGTATGTCTGCTGGGCCTATAACAATTGCTGATGGCTACACAGTAACTGTCAACGGAAACTGGAGCGTGGTATGAGTACATTAGAAGTTAAAGCGATACAAGCACCAACTGGTTATGACTTGCAGATGCCAGCTGGTCATATATTACAGACTGTAAGCACATCCACAGCAAGCAGTATTGTAATTGGTTCAACATCTTTTGTTTACACAGGATTGGCTACAAGCATAACACCAACAAGTACAGATAATAAAATATTAGTTATTTTAAGTGGTGGAGCTATTACTTGTAACAATCAAGGAAGGATATTAACAACTGCTATCTACAGAGATGCTACTATATTAACTAACTCACAGACTATACATTCATCTCCATATGACCCCTTTTGGAGTGTTCATAGTATTACATATTTAGATTCACCATCGTCAACATCTGCAATATCTTATAAGGCATACGCAAAACAAACTAATGGTTCTGTATATTTTAATACAGCTCCTGGTGGAATTTCATTAACACTTATGGAGGTAGCTGGATAATGGCATCAAAAATTAAAGTAGACCAATTAGAAACCGCAGATGGCACAGGCACTATAGCCTTACAGAATCAGCTATCGGGAATGACAGGTGCGAGTATGCCTACAGGTAGTGTGATACAAGTTGTTCACGGTACTACTAATTCAGCAGTTGTAATGAGTAGTACTTCTCACGTTGATACTGGATTAACTGCAACAATTACACCTACATCATCATCAAATAAAATTCTTGTTTCGGTACATCAAAATGGTTTGCGTAAACATAGTAATCACACTAATAATGATATAACAGCTTACATATTAAGAGGCTCTTCAAATATTGCACATATAGCTAAATATGTGGGTTTTACTGCATCAGCTTTAAATTTGTATATTGGAAATGTAAGTGGAGAAATATTAGATAGTCCAGCAACCACAAGTGCAACAACATATAAAACTACATTTGCTAATCCTGATGGTGGTGGTGCTGGTGGAACTATTACTGCACAAGAGGGTTCAGCAAGGTCGACAATAACACTTACAGAAATAGTGGGATGATTTTTAATTTAATTTTAACAGGAGTAAGAAATGGCAAATGAGATGACAACAGTTGATGCCCTACAATCTTTAAAGCCCGGTGCTCAATGGGTATTGAGAGGTGACGTATTAGAATGGTTGGACGGTTCACAAACTGAGCCAACAGCATTAGAGTTATCTAATGAAGTAACCAGACTGCAAGGTGTCTATGATGGTAAAGCATACCAAAGAACAAGGGCAACAGCCTATGCAGAAATCAAGGAGCAGTTAGACCAACTGTACCACGATATGACTGCTGGTAAGTTAGACGCAACTGGTGAGTGGCACAAAGCAATTAAAGCTGTGAAAGACGCAACACCTAAACCATAGGAGTAGAGAATGCCAACATTAATTAGTGGCTCAACTGGTGTCAATAAGATAACAGATGGAACTATTGTAGATGCAGATATAAACGCTAGTGCTGCTATTGCTGGTTCTAAGTTGGTTATGCCAGCTGGTAGTGTATT